TGATCTTCAAAACCTACACAACCTGCCTTTTTATAACGGGTGTCTTCGTGATAATATTTTATTAAATCATCACATACTTTTTTATCAACATTATAGGTTTCTATAAAAGAGGGCATTATATCAATATTATATATTTCTTTTGAAGAGGGCATTATTCAACAGTCAATTTTTTAATCATACTTCTTAGCTTTCCTACCTCTATTAAAAATTCATAATTAATTTTTGACAATTGTGCAATTGCCCTGTCTTTAACTTCAACAACGTCTTTGTAGTGACGGGTAATTATTTTTTCATTCTCTAAAACCATTTTCATTTCTTCGTGCTTTTTTCTTAAGGCATCAAGATCATTAATAAGTTGATTTTTATGTTTGTCATGATCCATAGATTTTAATACATCGTAGTCCATAATCGTTATCTATCACACAAACAAAGCATATTCAAACTGAAGCGATGTTTGTTTTTAATAGGGGATGTTCCTTTATGTTTTATATTACTGTTAAATATAATAGCCTCTCCTGCGTTGGAGGGAATAAATTTATCTTTTATAAAAGTTCCTCCATCATTAGAGTGTAAATTGTATACTATAGATTTATAATGACTTTCTGGTGCATCTAAATGATAGTTTCCTACAGAAGAGTTGTCATAATAGTTCCAATATATTCTTGAAATAGTGTGTAGATTAGATTTTAATTTTTGTTTAATAAAATAAAATATTATTTCAGCATACAGATTTAAATCTGTTTCAAGGCGTACCTTCCTAACCTTATCATAAGTAACTAAAGCAAATCCAGCGTTAGGTCTACTTTTATCAATTACCTCATTAAAAAAATCTTCTCTAGTTTTATTTTCAATATCGTGTGGAAAGCCCCAGTTCTGTTGATTACAAAGTTTTGTAATAATATGTTTATTAATTTCGGGGGGTAATATATTTTTTATTTTATTTATCATATAAATGTTACAACCACTATAACTCTTGCATGTTTCTTTGAATGTACAACTGCATGAGATTGTTTATCAAAAAACAAAACCCTAGCTTTTTTTGAAACAATCTTCTTAATTACTTTATTCTTATCGTTAAAAATATGAGTTGCCCCTCCATCAGTTAAATATATAATAATTTGTTTGTGATCAAAAGGATGGTCCACATGAATGGCCCCTCTTGAAGGAGACTGCGGAAAGGTTAAATTAGCAGAAGCTCTTAAAGTTTTTTTTAATTTAATATTCATTGTCTTACACAGCCTCGTAACAATCTTTATTACATCATAATATTTGTGTGATGTTATTTCTTGATCTCTCCTATCTTGTAGAGTATGTGTAAAATTAATCCTGTCGTCGACAACTGTTTGACCTATCCTTAGATAATAAGGACAGTCTTTATTTAAAAAATTATTGCAGAGAATCATAGTTTCTTCTGGTTTAAGTATGTCATCATAAACTTGTATCATGTGTAGTTTATATTAATGTTTAATCTAAATTTTGCATCGGTGCATGTTGCTGAGTTGTGTTCTTTAGAAGCATCAAACAATAACAATCTATTTTTAACAGAGCCTACTTTTTTGTTTTCAACAAAGGTTGGTCCATTATTTGTATTTAAATAGTAAAGAGCTCCTTTAGTGGGATAGGTAAAATCAACATGCTTTGGATGCTGGATTACTTTGCTTACGTTTGGATATAAGTTAGCTTTGACTCTTATAAGTTTTTTATGTTTTATCTTTTTTAAAATAGGTATTATTAAATTAAAACAATTACTTTGCTCCCCATGAAGATAAAGGTTATGGGTAAAATAAAAATTATCTGTATCAAAATGAGTTGTCACGCTATTTTGATAATACCAAGGAAAAAAATCTCCTGCTAATGTATCTCCAATATGCTGTGCAGTATCGTTATCTAAAAAGTTATCTATTATTTTCATAGCGCAGAGAAGTTAAATGATACTATTGTTTTTTTAGTTTGGTCCGTGATTAATGGGGAACGATGTAATAAAAAAGATGGAAAAATTAAAAGATTACCTTCTTCAACTGATAAATCCATCTTATTAAATTCTGTTTTATATTTTTTATTGGATAAACTTATATAATATATTCCTGAAAAATTGCTTTGCGCATGAGTGTGCCAATCAAACTGAGAGTCTTTTTTATAGATATGAAACCAATGATTATGGTGCCATGTTTTTTTACGTACCTTTCCGTACAAATCTTTTTTTAATACGTCTATACATCTATCGGCTATCTCTTTAACATAGTCTTCCCAATAACTTCTTCTAAGAAGAGAGTCGGTTTCCCAGTCTGTTTTATGCACACCCTGTGTTGTATTAGCAGGTGTTTTGTTTATTTCTTTTAAAATTTTATTTTTAATTTTTTTGTGCTTGCTCACTTTAAATAGATAAATGTATTTATTCTTCTTTAATATTAAAGGGCAGTCCCAAACGTGTGCGTCCGTCATATATATTTTTAGATCCTCTCTTGTTATAATGAAAAAAGACTTGTGTATATGTTTCTCCTGGAAACTCTTCTCTCCAATGTTCGTGCTTACAACCATCGTAAAGGAGAATATCTCCTGGGTTTAATAAAACTTCATGAATTTTTTTACTAGATTCTTTTAAATAGATAGGCCACGGGATTCCCGCCAGGTTTATCGTTCCTGAAATAGCACAAGAATTTCGATCAGTGTGTCTTTTTAAGACATCTCCTTTTTTGTAGAGTCGTGCGTAAGAATAAGTTGGGACTAATTTTAATTTTAATTTACTCTCTATAATAGGTTGTATATTCTTTAAAACTAAATCCAGAGCAACATCTCCATAAAGAGCAAAACTGTTGAGCACTTGTGGATCTCCACTTAATGCTCCATGTATTTCAGAGAACGGAGATATGTATTTAACCTTTCTTAAAATTTTTAAGACTTCTCTCTTTTCTAAAAGATAGTCGTTTAAAAAGTTGCACAGCTCGTTGCTTATAATATTTCTAACTACTAAATGTTTCTTCATTTTACCGTGATATCAAAAGCAATACTTATTCTATCTTGTTTTGATCTGTTCCTTTCTACAGCATGTTTAAGATTAGACGGAAATAATATTAACATGTTTTCTCGTGGGGTATGTTTATAGACCCTTGCATTATTGGAGTTATGATCATTAAATTCTTTTAAGTAAAAACTATTTCCTTGAGTAAATGGATTACTAAATACTATATCACCAGATTTTTTTGGAACTTTTAGAGAGTATATTAGGGAGAAGTGTGTACTAAGATGTTCGTGTGGCCAATTAAAGTCACCTGGTTTATTAATGTTTATCCACGGCAGACTAAAATCAATGTTTCCAATTTTTTTTAAATTATAGATTTTTAATACATTTAGAATATGTTCTTTGGTTTTATCAAATAGATCTAAGAAAACAGGATGGTCATCTGTGTGTAACCTAGGAGATTGATAACCCTCGTTAGAATGATCTGCGTTTGGCAGTTTTCTATAAACGTGCTTAGATAATTTCAATAGTTGCTTGTTTAATGTAGCTACGTCAAACATTTCTATTTCAGTAATATACAAATTAAAGGTAGACATTAACTGACCGGCTGTTTCAGTATCACTGATCATTGTTCTCTTTCTGTAAAAAAGAATACAAACTAAGGTCTTGTGTTATTTGTTTTCTGTATTCTTTTTTTCTCAGGTTTAATTTTTTAATAAATGGTTCCCATTTTCTTTTTAAAGAAGCTGTATCACATTCGCCAATATATTCAAGAGCAAACCGATCTGTGGGAGACCAGTTCATTCCTGCCGCAATGCAGTGTAAGCCTCCAGAGTTACTAAAATGGTAAGTTTTAGATCGGTCCAATGAGGCTGTTAAAAATCCATTGATCAAAGTGGGTTTTAAATTAATTAGTTTCTCCTCCCATTGTTTGTTAAAATTAGCTTTCCAATAAGGAGTATCTTCTCTGTGTGACAAGGCGTAATGTAGTGCAACAAACTCAGCAAAATTTCTAAATAAATGTTTACATTGAAAAGTAAAATTATCTTTGTCCCATTGAGATACTTTCTCTCTTTGTAAGTTTCTAATTAAATAAAACAAAAACTCATGGACAGAATATAAGCCATTACTTTCTAGCGGTTCAATAAATCCTGCAGACAGTCCTATTGCACAAACGTTTTTAACCCATAATCTTTTATGGATACCTACATTCATTTTAATATTTCTAAATTCTAATTCCTTAGTTTTTAAATAATTTTGAAATTGTTTTAAGGCATCCTCATCAGAAATATATTTATCTGAATAAACATAGCCTGTTCCAATCCTAGACCACAAAGGTATGTTCCAGACCCAGCCATTCTGAATTGCAGTACAAGTTGTATAAGGTACTAATTGTTTTTGTTTATCTTGATAAGGTATCTTGGTAGCCCAAGCAGCGTTGTTAGGAAGTAAGTCTGCGTAAGATTCAAACGGCTCATCTAAAGTTTTATTTAAAAGTAAAGATTTAAACCCTGTGCAATCTATAAATAAGTCTGCTTTATGCTTATGGTTCAATGATACGATTCCATCTTCATCTTGTTCAATAGTTTCTACATCTTCTTTTATATGTTTGATTCCTCGAGGGATACAATACTTGTCTCGTAACCATATACTAAATTTAGTTGCATCAAAATGATAAGCATAAGTTGTTTTTTCTTTATTGAATCTATTTTGATTTACATAGGCCATTTGTAATGGATAAGTGCAATCTGCGTAATCACTGTTTGAAGTTTGTGGGTATATAAACTTTTTAAACCACCAATCATTTAGTCTGGCTAAGTTATTGTCAGTGTAAGGGGCACCAAAAGGATAATGAAAACTTTCACCTTTCTTATAAAAGTCTGTAAACTTAATACTTAATTTGTAGCTTCCCTCTGTTGCGCTTAAGAAATCTTTGTCGTCAATTTCTAAATATTTTATCCATGTTCTAATTCCTTCTATGGTGCTTTCTCCAACGCCAATTGTTGCTATGTTAGGTGATTCTATTAAAGATATATTTTTGTTAGGAAAAGCTTTTAACAAAGTAGCGGCTGTCATCCAACCAGCAGAACCTCCTCCAACAATAGTTATATTTTTCACTTAAAATTTTCTCCACGCGCCCAAATAACCAGACTATGTCTTGTACCCGATGTTATAGGTGTGACTCTGTGACGTAGAAAGGAAGGGAAGACTATAAGAGTTCCCCTAGGTTTTTTACCCATCTTAATAATTTTATCTTCAGGGGTTTTAATTTGTAACTCTCCTCCTGTATATTCTTTTGGATTACTTAACGTTATTATTCCAGACACTTTTCTTATTAGTTTATCACTAAGAAAACTATCAGTGTGCCATTTGTAGAATTGATTTTTTTTATATTCTGTAAATTGAAAATGTTCAAACTCATTAAATTGAAAATTCCAACCTGCATTTCTATTTGCGGTGTAAAAATAACCACTAAACGATTCTCTGATCCAATAATCAGATAGAAAACAAACATTAGAGTTACGTACTTTTGTATTTGGAACATGACTCTTTCCTACTGAAGCTCTTCTTTTGGTAGTTTGTAGACCTAGTTTAACGACGTCATTACAAAAAAAATCACCCAATTGGTTTTCAAAAATCCAGCTATAGTCTTTTAATATCATATTACTTTCGCAATATGTTATATCATGATTTTTTTAATAAAGCAATTATGACCAGGTAGAAGTGTTGGGATCCCAAATTTCAGTTACTGCAGGGTCTTCGTCACAATTAAGATGCTCCCATCTTTGATTCTCTTCATTCCATGAAGGCTGTTTGTCTTTTCCATCTTGAACAAGATTGGGAAAAGCTACTGGGGCTTCGTATGCGCCTGTAGTAGTATTTAATGTCCAACTTGGATAGTTTTGTGGTTCACAAAAAATTTGATGTTCTTCGTTCCATGTTTTACCTATGCCTGCGTGTTGGCCTCTTGTTCCATCTGTAAAAGTTTCAACCCATTTAACACCGTTGGTACTTAAGTTACATAATTTGTTAAAACGATTAGCTGCTTCTTCAGAACCATGACCTCCATGGTTTATACAATCAGCGTCGTCTGCTACTAAAACTCGTAGCACTAAATTCTCACTATTTATTTCTGCAAAATTAGCCATTAGAAACTAATTGTTCCTGTTACATTGAATATTGCAACACTATCTCCAGTTCCTGTTTCTACTGTGTTACTTCCTGGAGCTACTGTTAATGTGGTATCGGAAGGACATCTTAAAACAACTCTTCCATCACCGCCTGTTCTTGATGCAGGAGGAGAGGGTGCTCCTTTAGTTCCACCGGCTCCACCGCCATTACTACCATTACCGTCAGCGCCACCGCCGCCACTACCTCCAGGACTTCCTGGACTAAATTGAGCTCCGTGACCACCTCCGGCTCCGCCACCAGAGAATGCAACTGGTGAACCTGTTATTGAATTTGAAGATCCGCCTCCGCCGCTACCAGCATTACTAGTATTAGCCGCTGTTCCAGAGCCGCCAGCGCCACCGCCGCCGCCACCTTGTCCTCGACCATTAGGTGCTCCATGACCACCAGGATTTCCTTCAGAAACTGGATATCCGCCGGCATTTCCTGTGCCTCCAGCGCCATTACCTGACGTACCTCCTCCACTACCTCCGGGAGAGGCTGCGGGTGCTCCTCGGCCTCCTCCAGTAGAAGAAACCTCAGCTGCAACACCTGCTATAGTTGAATCATTACCATTAGCGTCACCTGCTCCACCAGTACCCACTGTTATAGTGGATCCAGACTGGACTTCGATAGCAGTTCCTCCTGGGTAAGTTGTTCTAAAACCTCCTCCACCACCGGGTCCGGGACTCGTGGAATTTCCTCCACCCCCAGCTACAAGTAAATAAGTAAACTCTGCTATAGCCGCAGCTCCTCCAGAACCAAATCCTAAAATTTGATAACCAAAAGATTTTGTTTTTATGGATTGTTTATTTTTTGAACCCTTACCAGGGGTAATAAGTGTTAAATTGTCTACGTCTCTCATACGGTGACCTCCTATGCGTCGTTAGCTGCGTCAGTAGTGTAAAATAATTTAATTCCTAGTAATCTTACATCACCTGTAAAGGTATCACTACCATCAGTTGCATTTCTAGCAACTTGAAAATATGTGTATGTATCAGCTGCTGCTGATGCGATTGTTACTGCAGAACTTACTGGGCTGACTAGTACATCTTCAACGGCTCCTCCTCCAGCATCGGTAACATCTATAGCTGTTCCAAAAACAACGTCAGAGGTTGCATCATTCGCAACACTAACACCCTGAAGTCCAATCATAGCGTTTCCTGTATCTGTGCTACTCGGAGCCCAAAAAGCTTGAAAAGTTACTGTACCTTCATTCCATGATTTTGGCATTGCAATAGAAAACTGTGCATATTCAATAGTACTTGCATCAAAATCTAAAACCTTCATTACAGGTCGAGTTGCTGTAGTCTCAACTGCATTTGCTTCAGCTCCATTTGTTTCTGTTCCAAACATTGCTTGTGCGGGAACAAAAATAGTTTCTAAGCCTGCAATTTTTATAGCACCCGTTGCATCGGCTGCGTCAACAGCTTTTGCGATTCCTGTGCCATCTGGAGTAATTGTAATATCTCCATTAGCTCCATCAGCAATTACAATATTTCCTGAGTTACTTCCATTATTTGTGTTTAAAATTAAATCTCCTGTGCCTTGTGTAGTAAGTGTGGCATCAGCGTTATTATCACCAACTTGAACCGTATCTGCTGATAAATTAACATTCCCAGTTCCGGCAGGAACGAGATTCATATCAATATTGGTATCACTACTTCCTGTAGATGAAAGAGTTGGACCAACTCCACTACCTCCAGCCGCCATAGTAAATTCATTTTCTGCTGAGCCAGTAACTGTAATTTTCATTAACTCATTTCCACCAGTATCTAGAATAGATGTACCAATAGCTGGTGAAGTTAAAGTTTTGTTTGTTAAAGTTTCTGTTCCAGTAAGAGTAACCATGCCGAGATCAACAATATTTGGATTCGTAACATCATCAGCAGCCGCATATAAAATTTTGTAACCTCTATCACCAGAGGCCCATGTAACACTCGAACCTGAACCAGTGACATATTTAAACTCAACTGAGTATGCATTAGTAGTAGAATTTTTAATTATATAAAAAGTTTGAACATCTAGAGGAATAGTTACAGTGACATTTCCAGCAAGAGCTGCTGTGAATTCTATAACTCTGTGCGCAAGAGCTGCGCCTGTAGTTCCATCATTTACTGCAAGAGTGGTAGCTCCTGTTGTACTTAAAGCTTGTGAAATATAGCCACCAGAAATCTGCTCAATAATATCCCAGTTTGTATTTGTTAATGTTCCCCATGTACCGGCTTTTTCGCCAGTGGTCATAAGTTGAACGCCTAAACCCGTATAATTTGATGACATAATTTTCTCCTATGCTGAATGTTCTACATATGTATAAGAAGTATTTCCAGTTATGTCAACATCTTTATAGTGTAATGGTGAGACTCCCCCAGAACCTAAAGATCCAGTAGCTTCAAATCCTGAAAGTCCAACCTGCATATCAGTAACAACCGGAGTTCCTAATGACATAGTTCCAGCGAGTCCAGTTAATCCTATTGCCATGTCGGCAACAGTAAGTGATCCCAAAGAACCTGTAGCTTGTATTCCTGTAAGATCAACTAATTCAGTATTAGTGGCCTCTGCTGTACCTAGACTCAATGTAGCTTCTATGCCAGTTAACTCATACGTCATCTCATGACCAAGAGTACCCAAAGATCCTGTCATAGCTATTCCGCCTAATCCCTGAGTATGATCAGCACCATTATTAATGGACAAAGATCCTCTACTAGCTGTCAGCAATAAAGAATCAGAAAGTGTAAATATAAAATCGTAATTTAGTGTTGGAGTTCCTATAGAACCGGTCATTTCTATACCGGTAAGAGCTGCAATAGTTAATTGAGTTGTAGTAAGGGTTAAATCGCCACCCCATGTAACTTCTTCGCCCCATTTAGACTGACCCCAACCATCAGGACCAAATCGTCCTGTCATTTCTAATCCATCTACTATAACTGTAGTAGTATTTTCCCCCCAGTTACCATAGCCCCATTCATCTCTGCCCCAACCGTCTTCTGCTTGAGCATAAGCTAAGGTTCCTAAAGCTCCTGTCATGGATAGGCCTGTAAGAGCTACTGTTGGACTGTAACTATCACCCCAAGGTTCACTGCCCCATGAATCTCTGCCCCAACCTTGTTCTGCGGCGCCAGCGGGTGTACCAAGATATCCAGTCATGGATAGACCAGTAGGAATAAAACTTAAACTATCAGTACCCCAGTCATTATCACCCCAAGCTAAACGACTCCAACCATCAGTGGCTGCAGCATAAGCTAAATCGCCTAAAGTAGATGTTAATGAAAATCCACTGAGAGATACAGTGGTTACGTTTTGTTGGCCCCAGTCACCTTGACTCCAGGTTGTTCCGGATTCTCCCCAAGAGTTAGCCATAAGGAAGTTCTCCTTACGACGTTAGTCTGATGATAGCGTCTGA